GAATCTGAAGAAGTCCATCTTCCAGGTAATTCTTGCAATGTCGGACTGAGTGTTGCGTTTGCTTGAGCAGTTCCGTCACCAGTTGAAGTCAAAACAATTTGAGGTGTGGTACGAATACCTTTACCTGGATCAAGAATTGTGATTTCTTGGATTTCACCAGCACGACCAGTACCACGGGGAAATAGATTTTCTCCATCACCCATAATTGTCGTAACGGCTAAATTTGCGCCTGTTCCAAGAGTAGAATTTATAGTAATTGTTGGAAGTTTGTCGTTAGTATATCCTTGACCACCTATCAAATATCTTCCCCAATGTCTAACTGGTCTATTTGTTAGAATTGAACCAAAACTTGTATTTACATTGAGTGAAGTATTTGAAGCAATTGATACAACGGTTCTTGTATTTGAACCAATCATAATTTTATCACCAACAACTAATTCTGTTTCAAATAAAGTGTTATAACCTTGGACCATCACATTACTTGCCGATGTTACACTTGCGTTTCCAGTAATTTTATATGGCACAAATTTAACTTCTGTGATTGTTCCAAATGCAGAAACATTGGTTACTTCGGCTGCAGCACCAAGTCCAAAACTCATTGGTTTGTTTTTAAAATCAAGTTCGTCACCGATTGCATAGTCTAAACCACCATCATAAACTATTAATTTACCTAAAGAACCAAAAGTATCAATTTTTACAATTGTGTTGGTTGTTGTGTTTGCAATTGGAACAATGTCAACAATTGCTGGGTCTGCATTTAATGTTGGTGTTGTTACTACTGCTAATTCAGAAACAAGCACTTGAACATTACTAATTTCACCAATAGTAGAATATGAAATGTTTGATAATGCTCGTGAAATAACTGTATTAACATTTGCAACTGTACCGCCAGATAATCCCCAATTTAAATTTAAAATTACATTGTTGGCCGGGTCGATATCAGAAATTACATCTGAAAAAATGGTATAACTATTTGGTGTATTAGTACCTGTTGTATTAACTGCACCTACGGCAAAAAATAATTCTTCTTCAGGAATACCTATTGCACGAATATTGGCTGCAACTTGAAATCCAGCACCACCATCACGAATTATTACTTGATTAATTTTACCACTAAATGTTTTGGAAATAAATGCTTTTGGTTCTCTCTCAAAAGTAGGAACCACAATACGGACAGGATCACCGATATTATAGTTTGCACCACCATCAATAATTGTAATTGTTAATAGTGAAGAAAACGCTCTTGCACGAAGATAAATGAGTGTTTCATCATCAGCAATAATATCAAATAATATTGTTTCTCCAATTGTAAAGTTACCAACAACAGTTTTTGGATTTATATAAAGTGTAGTAATTTGTTCGTTGTTTATAGTTTCAATTTCAACTTCTTCAATTATTGCAGATGCACCAGAAATTAAACCAGTTAATTTTCTATTTTTAAATAATTTTATATCAATATTACGATAAAATACTTCAATTGTGGCATTATTTGCCGGCGCAATATAAAAATAAAGTTTGCTTATTTCTTTTCGAACAAAATAATTAGATGGTGAAATTAAAGAACCATTTATATAAACTGTAATGGTTGTATCTAATGCCGAATTAAAAGAAACAAGATTGAATTCTTTTTCCGTTCCATTTCCTGTATAGTAACTTGAAATGTCTTGGGTTACTTTAATAACCTCATCTCTTTTCCATTTACCATCAGATGCTCTTAGAACATCATTTTTAGGATACTTAACTTCAAGTTCTTGTCCAAATAACATTCTGAACAATAACTTAAATGAGTTTTCAGAACCTTTTGCTAAGTAAAGAGGTAAAACATTTTTAATTAAAAACGCTTTATCAACTTCAACATCTTTAGATACTAATGAAGCATAAGTTGCAAAAAACTGTTCTTCAAAATCATCAATCGAATCGTCAACATCAGATAGATTTCGAAGGTCTTTGGCTCTTTGAGTTAAATCATTAAGTTGAGTGCCTTGTTTAGTTTCAAGATATTCGTAATATGCTTCTAAAAAAGAAATGAATAACGGATACTCTTCCCGAATAAATTCAGGAACTTGACGATTAACAAGTAAAGAAGTTCTTAAATCAGACATTAGACACTAACAAGTTCGGTTACAATAGCAGAAGGGTCTGCACTATCAATTGTAATAATAGTATTTTTTGCAGATGATAAAATACCTTTTTCTGATTCTAAAGAAATACGAATAAAACCATCACTTGGTTTTACAGATAAAATGCGAATATCAGTTAAAGTAATAATACCATTTTGGTAATCAATTGTTCCTGCTTTTTCACGAATGATTTGTTTCTGTGCAAAATTATCGTAGTAAACAGTTCTTAAATCACCATATCTGGAATCTAAAACTGCAATAGCAGTAGCACCATATCCATCACCGCCAGAAATGGTAACTAATGCAGATGTGTAATCAATACCACGATTAACAACTGTAATTTTTTGAACTCGACCATTTACGATTGTTGCGGTGGCAGTAGCACCAGTTCCATCACCTGTAATTGTTACAGTTGGTGCAACAGTATAATTGAATCCTGGATTTGTCACATTAATTTCGGTAATACCAGTATATGAGTTTTGCACTTCTTCTAATTGTACCGTTCTACGAACACCTAATGAATCGAATACATCAAATTCAGAAGATGCAAGTCGATTAGATGTTGTGCCACGATGTAACTCGGCATTAAATTCAATCTGATATGTTTTTGAAACATTAAGTTCTGGAACAAATCTTTTTTGTAATCTCAGTATAGTTTCTGAACCACGAATTGCATTTAAATCTACACCATCAACAGAATCTTGTAGTTTTGAAAGAACAAAAGTGGCATCAAACTTATTTAAATTTGTATTGTTATAAGTTAAAACTGCATTGCGAATTGAAGTTTTAATTGCTTCGGCACTTTGAGTTGTTTTGTTTTTATCATATTCCACATAGTTGTCGATTAAAAGATACAAGTATTGTGGATCAATAATTTCTGCACCAACAGAAACAATTGCTTTTGGTGAAATAATATCATCAACAATTCTTTGCTTTTCTGTTTCAGAAATGTAATAGTTTTCTTTAGGCTTTAATGAAATGAAAACTTTACCATAAACTGGAGGAGTTTCATCTTCACCACCCCATACAGACAAAGAATCTACCGATGGATAATTTTTCTTAATGTATGATTCATAATCTTTAAAAGTAACTAATCGATTTTGTGTAGTAAATTGTGCAGGTGCGCCAAATTTAATTTCATCGATTGATTCTCTTTCTGCACCACCAGATGCAGCAGAGATTGGTGTGATTATAAAATTGTTGATTCCTTCTGAAATAGAATCAATTAGAGTTGCTGTTGCAATGAAATTGTTTGCTTTATTAGATGCGGTTCCATTTGTAACGAGATATGTTACCGAAACAATCGCACCATCAGGTAATTTTTTACCAACAATATCATTTCCAAAATAAATTTGAAATTTACCACTTTTGTTTTCTTGCAAATAGAAAACTTCAGAGGTTGTAGTGATATCTAAAACATCAGTAACTTTTTGATATACAGTAACTTGTGTATTACCTGCGGCAGGAACTGATGTTACTTTAATTGTTGTTGTGTCAATATTTGCATCAGGTAATGTAAATACTTGTTTTGGATTTGTTGCTTGATTGTGATTGAAAGCATATGTTACTAATTGACCTTCGTAAATATCTAAGTTTTCAAAATAGTATTGATTATTGGCTTTTGCAACTGTAATCTCATCTAAAACAACAAAGTTATAAGATGTGTTATCAATTTGATTTGATAAGAATGAAAAACCTGAAGGTATTGTTAAAGAACCTGAAGTGTTGCTTGATGACTGTGCAGTAAAATTAACTGTGGCAATTGGAGCTCTTTGAGAATATGGCACATAACCCAATGTTTTAGCATGAGACACAACAGAATCTCTCAACAATGAAGTGTCAAGGAAAGATTCATTCGCCACCATGTTCAAATAGTAGGCGTTGTAGTGTGTATTGTATGCAAGAATATCCAATAGAATATTCAGACCAGAACCTTCAAAGTCATAGTCAGTAAACTCAGTTTGCTGATTTAAAAAGGTCTTTAAATTATTCTTGATTTGGTCAAAATCAAGTTCGGTAACTCTTAAACGGTCTGCCATTTTTATCTAATCCGTTCTAGGAAAAAATTAATTGTAATTGGATTTGGATTGTTAATTACAAAAAATTCCATTACAACTTCGTATTTGTTTTCATCTGGAGCTGCAATTGCGGTAACTTTTGAGACTTGTGCTCTTGGCTCAAAGTTTTCAATCGTTTCCTCAATTTCTCTCTCAATTTGTGCGGCCATTACGGAATCAACATTCTCAAATAAAAGTCTGCGAATGTTACTTCCTAACTCTGGTTGGAATGGACGCTCGTAATGATTTGTAAGAACAAGATTCTTAATAGAGTTAATTACAGCTCTTTCACTCTTATGCACATTCACATCCTTGCGAACAGGATGAATGTTGAAACTTAAATCTAAGTCTCTAAAGTCTCTTACAAAATTTTCGTTTGTGGTAACTGTTGCCATTGTCTATTTATTCAACCTCCGGCAAATACATTACCAGAACCAGAAGTAACTGTGTGACCTGAATATTGGTCTCCTTGTCTTCCTACACCTTTTCCATTAACGAAAACTGTTGATGAAAATGAAGTCAACGGAACTTGATGTGGAACACATGCTGGCCCAGCGGGAATAGTATGCACTTCGCATAAATCTCCAGCTCGAACTGCGCCAATTGAATTCACAAAAACATCACCCGAACCGTCTTTGGTGACTGTTGTTCCATCGCACCCGTGATTTGTGGCAATGGAATCTGTACCGTCTTTTCTTGTGACTGCTGGCATATTAATTTAAATCTATTCTTGGAGCGTCAAATTGCATATTGCCACCTGAACGAACACTATAAGTTCCTGCAACAACTTCATTATAGTTACCACCAACTTCCACTTCTACATTTCCATCAATTTTAATATTTGCGTTTTTTTGCACATAAACTTCTGCATTGCCTTGAACAGTAATATTACAATCACCCATAATGTAAACATTATCGTCTTTCATAACGATAGTGTATTTGTCTTTTGTAATCTTTTCTACTTTGTCACCATCAGGATACCATTCAGTAAAACTACCATTTCGGTGTGCAATGTGAATTCGTTCTTTACCTGGCGTATCATCATATTCAACAATGTGACCTGATTCTGTCTCCATAACATTGTTGTAAGGATAAACTGCACCATACTTTGTTTCTGGTTCATTCCATGTTGATGTTGCAGTTGGAACACCTGTTACTTTATTATCTTTTCTTTCTTGTATGAAAGTTTTGGTGATTGTATCAGAATCGTTTCTTGCAAGTCTTGATGTTGTTGGTTCATCTAAATTTAATGGATAGTTATTGGCTTTTGATTTTTCAGTAATCTCAATACCTGTTCCATCAGTTTTGTATGTTTTTGATTCGGGTGCTCTTGGTGCGTTAGTAAGTTCTTCGTTTGTTCTTGGGTCACTAAATGGTTCTTGAATGTTTGAGGCTTTTAATGGAATACTCGAAAAAACACCAAGAACAATTGGTTGTTGTGCCATTTCACCATCAACAAAAAAACCAAAAACCATATCACCTTCTTTTGGTGCATATGTGTTACTGTGATTTACAGGAAATGCAACTTGAGCCCAAGGTAATGCATCAGTTGGTAGTTGCATTTTATTATCTGCGTTCCAACCTACTGCACGAACTTTAAGACGACCTAACTTCATTGGGTCTTTTCGGTCTTCCACAAAACCAAACCACCAGTTAAACCCACCTTTACCAGCAAAATCTTTATCTTGTTGTTCCATATTAATATTCTAAAATTTCTTGGTTTTGTCTTGCATCACTTACAGGTATAAAATCATTGTTCGTTGATGTTGTAGCAACTTCAATAATAGTTTCGTGTTTATCGTAACCTATAATTTGGCGTGAACCTACAATGATGTATTTACCACTAATACTTGGGTCATCATTATCTCCACCTTTTTCTTTTTTACCAAAGTTTGGTGCTTCAAGATTGATGTTGAAACCTGATGTTAATTGAAAGTTACCTGGCATTACAAGTTTAATTCTTTTACCCATTAAATTGTTAATGATTGCTTTTCTTTGAAACAACCAGTTTTCAATGTTATCTAATTTTGATGCCAATGTAG